ACTGTTGGAGTTACTACACCAATACTTTCGGGTAATCCTGGAGATGTAATTTACTATCAAAATCCAACGAAGGGTGGATATCTTGGATGGGTTTATACTACTGACAATGAATGGTATCGTTTTGGTGCTGTCAGCCTTTCCAAAGATTTAAATATTGCTCTCTTTGATCAGGTTGGTATTGCAACCACAAGTCCCGGTTCCAATCTTCTTCAGGTTGGTGGTGGATCTTCAATTGTTTCCATTAATTCAAGTGGTGGTGTTGGCATTGGAACCAGTGCAAATCAATTTAAACTTCAGATAAATGGCAGTACAAATTTCATCGGCACTTGCTACGGTTCTTACTTCTCTGGCGATGGAAGTGGATTAACAAATATAAATGTAAGTGCTGCCGGGTGGTCTCAAATTAGTGGTGGAATTTATAATACATTATTGGGTACTGTTGGTATTGGTACATCAGTTCCTAGATTTAATCTTGAAGTTGGTCCTGTTGGAACATCTGCAACGACACTTTATGTTAATGGAGAGGCAGTATTTGCTGGAATTATCACCGCAAATAATGTATTTGTAAGCGGAATGCTAACCGCAACGGCATTTGATCTAAAGTCAACATCGGGTCAAATTAGAGCAGGTATTGTTACTACAACAAATCTTATAGTTGGTAGTGCTGGAACTACGCTCACAACTAATGGTCCATTAATTGGTATTGGAACAGCAGTACCAAGAGCAAAACTTGACATTGAAGGGCATACAAGATTTAAGACATATTCCGAAGTTGTTCAAACAATCTCAAGTTCGTCTAATATTGTCACAATTGATCTGTCTCAGGCACAGTCATTCGATTTTACATTATCGGAAACAGTTAATCAATTTACGATTATTAATGCACCATCTGGAGCAAGTTCATTTGTTATTAAAATTGCACAAAATGCAATTGGTGGATATCTGGTTGATATTGATGACTTTAGAAATTCTAGTGGAGGAATTTTACCGGTTTATTGGCCTGGTGGTGGTGTTCTGCCAACCATAACACCAACTGCAAATAGAGCGGATATATATTCATTCAAGACTTTTGATGGTGGAGTATCTTGGTACGGTTTCGTTGACGGACAAAACTTTGTTAACTAAAGGAGATTGATATGTTAAACAAACAGACAACTTTAGATCTAAACGGTCCAATTCTATCATTTACTACAAATCCAGTTGGAGCAGCAACTACTAATGGTGGATCTGCAACTTTTATCGGTATTGCAACAGCAACATTTCCCATACAAACTCCACCAAATCCTGCAATACCCACTGGATATATTTCTTATCGATGGTATGATCAAAATGGACCATTAACTGATGGTGCAAATGTAACTGGATCTGCAACTACGACATTAACTATTTCTAATGTCGTTAGTCCAACTGATCATAATAAACAGTTTTATTTAAATGCAGATTATATACCATCTGCATATGGAGAAAATCCAATTACAGTTGGTACTGCCAGATCAACTGGAAATGCAATAAATGATCCAATTTCATCTAGTAGTGCAGTTTTAACAGTCTATCCAACATTATCGGTAACAAAACAACCTGGCATTAGTACTATTGGACAAAACTCATATACAAGATTTGTTACTAATGCATCAATTACAGATACTAGTCAAGGAAATATTTCTTATCAATGGCAATTAAATGGTTCTGATCTTTCGGACAGTGCAACTATACAAGGTTCTAAAACAAATGAACTTTTAATTTCTTTACCAAATATTGGGATTAATACTGTTAGAGCAAAAATTACTCATCCCACTGCTTCAAACTCTCCATTATATACAAATAATGCCAATCTTGATGTAGTTGCTCCTAGAAAAATACTTAACGTTGAAGTAATTCCGGATGATAACAGTACTGAGGCACTATTATATTCTTGGAATATTGTTACTCAAGGTCCATATACAATAAATCCAGATCAAATACCACCTGGAAGTATTCTTACATTTTATGCACCAGAACTAAGTATTGAGGCATATATTGATATGTACGGAACTGCTGGAGCAGATTATGGAACTTTTGTTGGAGGAAGAGGTGGAGTATCTACAATCAGATTAACATTAAATAAAAATGAAGAATATGCTGTCACGCCTCTTTCTCTAACTAAAAATGGTGGAGGTGTTTTTCTATATAAAAAAGCAAAATTAATTGCTGTTGCTGGTGGAGGAGGAAATGCAGGAAAAAATGGTAGTGGCGGTGACGGTGGTGGCGTTAACGTAGCAGGTCTTACTGCCAGTGGGTCTGGTGGAAGTCTTTATGCTGCAGGAACATTACCCTCAAATGGTATATTTGGTTCTAGTGTTCAATTCGTAACACTTAAATCTGGAGATACTTTAGCAATTGCTCCCAACGGAGGTAGAGTACTACCTTGCACTAAAGGTGAATATTGGGCCACTCTAGGATTTTCTGCATGTGCTGATGTTGGAAATACAAAGTACTATACACCTACTGCAGGAGTAAGTACAAATACGGCAACAATTGCAAGAGGATATAAACCAGGATATGGAATTAATGGCACTGCAGGACAAGGAATAAATTCTGGAGGCAATGGCGGCAGTGGTGCAACTGGCGGCAATGGTGGTAACGGTGGAGGTGGTGGAGGTGGAAGTGGATATAGTGATGGGTCTGTAATAATTACTTCTACGCAACAAGGTGGTAATGCCGGTCTTGGAAAAGTTGTAATTCGCGAATATGTACCACCCCCACCACCTCCTCCACCACCGCCGCCACCACCACCATCTTGTCCTGCTCCATGGACAAAGATCTTAATGGCAGATGGAACTCTTAAGAATGCAGGCGATTTAGTGGTTGGAGATATTCTTAAAACGCAGCATAAAAATACTTTAGAATGGGGAGAGTATCCAATTACTTATAAAAAAGTAAGTCCTTCAGAAAGATTAAAACTCACTTTTGAAGAGTCTAACTTTACTTGCTCTCCAACTCATAAAATGTATGTTGATGGTAAAGGTTGGATATTAGTTACCGATATGGTAATTGGTGATGTTATAAGTAATCAAAAACTATTGTCAGTAGAACCTGCTGAAAGTGGAGATGTTATTGTTATTGAAGTTGATGAGGCATATACTTTTATTGGTGAAGGATTGTTATCGCGTACAGTGAAGATTGAATTAACAGAATCTCCACTGCCAATTTTTAATCCATTTCCAAAGATTTTGATGTCAGATAAGACTCAAAAAAATGCTAGAGATTTGAAAGTTGGTGATTTAATTAAAACTCAACATGAACATACTTTAGAATGGGGAGAGTATCCAATTACACATAATTCAACCTTACAGTCGGAAAGATTAAAACTTACTTTTGATAATGCTAAGGTTATTTTTTCTCCAACTCATAAAATGTATGTTGAAAATAAAGGTTGGACTAGAGTTTGTGATATGGCAATTGGTGATGTTGTAAGTAATCAAAAATTAATAAGTGTGGAGAGTGTTGAATATGGTGATGTTGTTTCAATTGAAGTTGATGATGCACATACTTTTATTAGTGACGGATTATTATCGCACAACAGAAGAAATCCTCCTCCACCACCGCCACCACCGCCAAAATCACCGCCACCACCTCCATTTGTTCTCCCACGAACACAGCAAGACCCCTTGTTAGCATTTGTGTCACCACCACCGCCACCGCCACCACCAAAAGCACCACCACCAAAAGCGCCAAAGCCACCCGCACCAGTTGCGCCACCAGTTGCGCCACCAGTTGCGCCACCAGTTGCGCCACCATCACTGGCACCATCTTGTCCTGCACCATGGGCAAAGATATTAATGTCTGACGGGACTCTTAAGAATGCGGGTGATCTAAAAGTTGGTGATTTAATAAAAACTCAAGATGAACACACTTTAGAATGGGGTGAATACTCTGTATTAAAAGTTTCTATCGTTCAAGAAGATAGATTTAAAATGAAATTTGACCACAAAGATTTGGTCTGCTCAACATCTCATAAAATGTATGTTGAAAATAAAGGTTGGACTAGAGTTTGTGATATGGTAATTGGGGATATTATAAGTGGACATACCTTACTTGAAATTGATGATTATGAATATGGAGATGTCGTTGCAATTCAAATTAAGGGTGCTCACACTTATATCTGTGAAGGATTATTATCTCACAATTTAAAGATAGTTACTCCACCAGTAACGAATCCACCTGTAACGAATCCATCACCACCAATTACATCCTGTCCTGCTCCATGGACAAAGATCTTAATGGCAGATGGAACTCAAAAGAATGCAGGTGATCTAAAAGTTGGTGATTTAATTACAACTCGACATGAACATACTTTAGAATGGGGTGAATACTTAATTGATTATGTTAAGCAAGTTGATTCTGAAAGATTGAAAATTATCTTTGATCATGTTGAATTTACCTGCTCACCTACTCATACATTTTATAGTGAAGAAAGTGGTTGGGTTTTAGCTTGTAGTTTAAAAGTTGGTGATATTATTTCTGGGCATACAATTATAAAAATTGAAAGTGCAGAACCTGGAAAGGTTGTTGCAATTCAAGTTGATGGTGGTCACACCTATATCTCAGAAAACTTATTATCTCACAATAAACTAGTCTCACCACCACCAACAGGCAAATAAAAATTCAATCGTTATAAACGGGAGCGGCATGTGGATCATAAGTCAAAAAAACGCTTAATGTCTGCCTAACGCCGCTCTCAACTTTTTTAACTCCATGTGTGAATTTTAAATCTGCTGGATGAACAACTAGCATTCTTGGTTCTGGTTTAACTTCTATATTCAAATTTGGATAATATAATTCTCCACCAACAAAAGAACTATTAAAATAAAGAACACTTCCGTGCGATCTCCAAGGAGATGAGTTTGGAGTAACTCCATCTTGCTCAATATTATCTGCATGTGGAGTAAGTTCTACTTTATTTTCCCACCTAACAAATTGTGGATATTCTATAAAAAGTTTTTGGTCAGATATAGAAGTTTTCTCTACAACACTTCTAATTGATACAATTAACTTAATTAATTTTTCTCTAACTTCTTCTTCCTTAATTGAAGAATAATATATGCATCTTTTGGACCAGTAATCTTCTGAACTTATATGTTGATCATATGAAGATTTATTTTCTTCTATCCAGTTTAAAAAATAATCATTTTCTTCTTCTGTAATAAAATTTCTAATTACCAATGGATAAGACATAAATGTGAATTTTAAAATTGTTCATATTCGTATTTATTTCTTTATTATAAATACTTAAAATAAGGTTGGCGTTCTCCACCTATGGCAATTAAAAAAGCGTTTGTTATAAAAGACGGATTAGAAGTTAATTCTGACGTTCTTATTGTAAGCGGTCAAACTAAAAATGTTGGCATAGGTTCTACTATTCCAAGAGTGGAATTAGATCTACGTGGTAGGTTTATTGCAACAGATTCTTATCTAACAGGAATCTCAACTGTTATAAACGAACTAAACGTCGGAACGAATGGAACGGTTCTTACAGCATTAGGTAGTGGTTCTGTTGGTGTAGGAACAGCACTGCCAAACTACTTATTAGATGTTCGTTCTTCAGTCTCTACAGGACAAACAGCACTTTATGTTCAAGGCGATACAAGTGTTACTGGAAAGTTGGATATTGGGGGTAGTATATCCTTTAGTGGGTTTACTGCACTTAATGCCAATATCACTGGTATTGCAACAATTGGGACGGTAAAAATATTTTCTGGTATTGTAACTGCCACAAGTACAAGTGGTGTTGTAACTTATTATGGTGATGGTTCTAAACTTACTAATATTTCTGCTTCTTCTGCTGTCTATGCCATAAATTCTGGTATAGCAACTTATGCAACCTCTAGTGGTATTTCTAGTACTGCTACTTATGCATTAACTGCAGGAATTTCTACTGCTGCAACTTATGCGACTAGTGCTGGTATAGCAACTTATGCAACCTCTAGTGGTATTGCAACTTATGCAACTAGTGCTGGAATTTCTTCTGCACTTACGGCAGCAGCATCAGTTAATACTACTGGTATCATAACCGCAGCATCATTTGTTGGAAATGGTTCTGGATTAACAAATGTTCCTATAAGTGGTATTGCTACTTATGCAACCTCTAGTGGTACAGCAACTTATGCTACTTCTAGTGGTATTGCTACATCAGTTATGGGTGGTATTGCATCTGTTGCACAATTAAATGTTTCTGGTGTTTCTACCTTCTCTGGAATAACAACTTATACAGCATCCTTATTTGGAACTACCGCAAGTTTTACTGGCGTTGTTACCGCATTATCATTCTCTGGCTCTGGCGCAAACTTAACTGGACTTGTTGCTGGTGTCGGAATTGCAACTGCTGGAGGAACAGTAGGAACTGGAGCAACATTCTTAGACTTTAGAGGTTCGGGAATTTCTACTGTAACAGTTAGTTCTGGAATCGCAACTATTAATATTAGTGGAGGTGGTGGAGGTGGAGTAACAATAAGCGATGATATCTCAACAAATGCAACTAGGTATCTTACATTTACTGACTCTACATCAGGATCTATTTCTGCAGCAAATGTTTCTTCAACAAATCTCCAATTTAATCCACTATCTGGAAACCTAGCAGCAACTCAATTTACATCACTATCAGACGCAACTCAAAAAACTAACGTAAGACCTATAGAAAATCCGATTGAAATTACGAAACAACTTGATGGAGTTAGGTTTGATTGGATAAATAACAATAAACCTTCACTTGGTTTGATTGCTCAGGAAGTAGAAAAAGTACTTCCTGAACTCGTTGAGACCAATAGCGATGGCATTAAGTCAGTAAGTTATTCCAATATGGTTGGACTTTTAATTGAAGCAATCAAAGAACAACAAGTTCGTATTGAAGAACTGGAGAGAAAATTAGATGCCTAATCAGTTTAATTCTCCAGAAGGAGATTTAGAAAATTACTTTGTGAGTGAGTATTGGTTAATTGACCAATGGGTTGGTGATACTTTATGGACTTGGGGAGAAGGATTTAATGGACGGTTAGGAAATAATGCAACATCCAATAGATCCACTCCAGTCACTACATTTGAGGGAGGAACCAACTGGAAACAGGTTTCTTATGGATATGGACATGCAGCAGCAGTGAAAACTGATGGAACTTTGTGGGTATGGGGAGGACGTTTTGGTGGAGCACTGGGAACAAACGATTTAGCTTCCAATAGATTAGTTCCCGTTCAAACATTCGCAGGAGGAACCAACTGGAAACAAGTTTCTTGTGGTTATAAAAGAACAGCAGCAATTAAGACAGATGGAACTTTGTGGGTGTGGGGAGACAATACTGCAGGAGTATTAGGAACCAATGATACAACACAAAGAAACACACCAGTAACCACATTCGCAGGAGGAACCAACTGGAAACAGGTTTCTTTAGGATATGGTAGTAGTATGGCAGCAATCAAAACTGACGGAACTTTGTGGGTTTGGGGTGGTAATGATGCAACTTTGGGAACTAATGATGCAATATTCAGATACACTCCAGTCACAACATTCGCAGGAGGAACCAACTGGAAACAAGTTTCTTCCGGCGCTTCATTTCTTGGTTGCAGTGCAGCAATTAAAACTGATGGAACTTTATGGGTTTGGGGAGATAATTCTTATGGAGGACTAGGAACCAATGACACAAATAAAAGATCAACTCCAGTCACAACATTCGCAGGAGGAACCAACTGGAAACAAGTTGATGTTAGTCCGGGCAATATGGCAGCAATCAAAACCGATGGAACTTTATGGACTTGGGGCCGTAATCTTTATGGGCAACTAGGAATCAATAACACAACTGCAAGATGCACTCCAGTCACTACATTCGCAGGAGGAACTAACTGGAAACAAGTTGCTGTTGGAATTGGTGGATCATCAACGACATTTAGTATGATATCAATTAAAACTGATGGAACTCTATGGACATGGGGCGCAGATTTAGGCACGGGGATGTTGGGAACTAATGATGCAACACAAAGAAACACACCAGTAACCACATTCGCAGGAGGAACCAACTGGAAACAGGCTACATCTGGCAGGACCTCTAAAGGCGCAATCACATCAGGCACTGATCCTACCTACTTCATCGCATAAATAATTAAAAAAGTCATATGTACGCACTCGTTAATGGTCAGGAATTACTTTTAGGACCAATCGCATTCAACTATAGAATGATTAATGATGAACTAGAAGAACTTGAAGTAGATTATAGAGTGACTTCACAAGATTATCAAAATGTTCCTATTGTGATCACAGAGGATATTAAGATTCTTCCTGCAAGAAATGAGATCCCAGAGTATAATCCAAGATTTCAAACAGCATCTCAAACAAGTCATACAATTGCAGATGATGAAGTAGTCTTTGTTTATACTGTTGAAGATAAAACACTTGGGCAAATTAAAGAAGAATATAAATTAGGTGTAAAACCAGAAAGACAAAGAAGAGAAAATACATCAATTGAAGTTACTATTAATAATTCTGGAATTACAGTATCAACAGATAGAGAAAATCGTCTAGCACTTATTGCAAAATATATTGCTGGACCTGGACCTCATAACTTTAAGTTTGATAATGGAACTTGGTTGCAAATTACAACAGAAGATTTACAAACCATTATTCAAGCAGTGGATACAAAAGTCCAAGAAGCATATGATTGGGAACTTGCAAAACTTCAAGAGATTGATGCTTGTGAAACTAAAGAAGAAGTTTATGAAGTAGAGATTGTTCCTGCTATAAAAAGACCTGGAGTAGTTGGAGATGCCTAATCCTAATACCAACTTTAAAAACAGTAGTGGTCTTGATTTAGGTAATGTATTAATTACCAAAGAATACTTGATGACTGTGTATCCGCAGATTGCAAATCAGTTGATTACTCCAGAATTATGGAGTTGGGGTCGTAACAGTGCTGGACAACTCGGAGACAATACAACAACCAATAGAGTGACTCCAGTTACAACTATTGGGGGAGGAGCAAATTGGAGACAAGTTTCTTGTTCAGGTGTCGGTAATGCCATCACTGGAGCAATCAAACTTGATGGAACACTATGGACTTGGGGTTGGGGACAAGACGGGATTCTGGGGAATAATAACGGTGGGTCTTTTTCATGGCCCTCACCATCCACAACATTTGCTGGAGGAACCAATTGGAAACAAGTTTCTGTTTCTCGTAGTCATTCTGCAGCAATCAAAACTGATGGAACCTTATGGACTTGGGGACTTAATAGTAATGGTCGGCTAGGAGACAATACATCATCCACTAGACTCACTCCAGTCACCACATTTGCAGGAGGAACCAACTGGAAACAAGTTTCTTGTGGATGTAATCCATATGATGTATTCATGGGATGCACTGCAGCAATCAAGACTGATGGAACTTTATGGACTTGGGGTCGCAATGCTTATGGGCAACTCGGAGACAATACAACAACCAATAGAGTGACTCCAGTCACCACATTTGCAGGAGGAAACAACTGGAAACAAGTTTCTTGTGGAGGACAATTTGTTTCAGCAATCAAAACCGATGGAACTTTGTGGGGTTGGGGGTATAATAATTTAGGGCAACTGGGAACCAATAATACAACTAATAGACCTACACCAGGCACAACATTTGCAGGAGGAACCAACTGGAAACAAGTTTCTTGCGAAGGTGGATTTTCTTCATCTGCAATCAAAACTGATGGAACTTTATGGGTTTGGGGAGTTAATTCCGGAACTTTGGGGACTGGCAGTGATGTAAGTATTAAACTTACTCCAGTAACTACATTTGCTGGAGGAACGAACTGGAAACAAGTTTCTATGGGAGAAGGGACTACGGCAGCAATCAAAACTGATGGAACTTTGTGGGGTTGGGGTCGCAATGCTTATGGTCAGTTAGGAACTAGTAGCGCAATAACCCCAATATGTTCACCAGTCATAATATTCGGAGGAACTAATTGGAAACAAATTTCTTCTAATGCAGTGAACATGTCGGCAATAAGAACTTCAGATGATTTACAAGGTATCTAAATACCTTCAAATACATTATTTTATATGAACCCCATTGAGTTAGTTGCAAAAACATTATATTCCTTTCAAGAACATCAACTTACATTTGAACTTCTAGATGCTTTTGGTAAAAGAGCACAAGTATTCTCACAATATGATGAGATTGCAAAGTGCTTCTTTGAACTCAAGAACTTCTCCAAAGCAATTGAGTATGGAGAAAAAGGTCTTAAATTAGCAAAGTCAAAAGAAGAACTTTATATCACTACAAAGAATTTGATTAATGCTTATAATCAAAACAACTATCCAGAAAAAGCAATAACACAAATTTCAAAAATCAAATCACAAAATCCTCAAGATACTGAACTTCTTCTTGAGGAAACTTTTGCTTATTCTGCAATTAATCAAAAAGAAAAATCAGAAAAACTTTTATTCAATCTTCTTCAAAAGAAACTACCAGAAGAAATTGAAAGAAAAGCATATCACAACTTATCTGGACATTATTTCCGCAAGAATGATATTCGTACAGGACTTCAACATTTTCTCAAAGCAGGAGAAGTAGAAGCATATAAGAATAGAAAACTTCCTGAATATGAGAAATGGGATGGAACCATCACACCTGGAAGAACTATTATTGTAGATAATGAATGTGGTGCTGGTGATGAAGTGATTCATATCAGGTTTATGAAGCATCTCAAAGAACTTGGAATGAAACCTATCTGGAGTTCAACCAGAAGAGAACTTGTAGAACTCTTTCAACATAATGGATATGATGCTGTTTGTGTTTATGACAATCCAGAGTTTCCTAAAGATTCCTGTTGGGTTTATGGACTTGCACTTCCTTATTATCTCAATCTAACAATAGAAGATTTGGGACAAGAACCTTATCTTCAAACCATTCCAAAGTATGATGAGAAATGGAAATGGATGCAGGAAGATACTGAATACAAAATTGGAATGTTCTGGGCATCTAGTTCTGGATTTGAACAGAACTCATTTAGAAGTGTAGAACTTAAAGACTATATGAGTGTTCTTGGAAATAAAGGATACTCGTTATATTCATTACAAACTCATAGTGATAATAAGGATGCTAATGAGTATCCAGAAATCAAACAATCACTATCAGTTCAAGGTAGAGAATTTGCTGATACATTCTCTATCATTAAGAACCTTGATATGGTTGTGACTTCTTGTAGTTTTGTATCTCACGTTGCAGCATCATTAGGTAAAGAAGTCTGTGTCTTTGTTCCTATTATGGAATATTATGTTTGGACAAGTTCAACAGGAAAATCTATGTGGTATGGGGATAATGTTCATCTATTCAGACAAAAGAAACCAAGAACCTGGGATGCACCAATTAAAGAGTTTGGAGAGTTTATGAATGATA